CTATGTCTTTTTTGCCGTGATAAAAAGCTAGAACAGGTTTAGCTTCTACTAATTCTTTTGAGGTTTGATTGTCAAATGCCAAATTGTAGAAACGAGGGACAAGGACATCGGGTACTTGAGTAGCAGGATTTGAGGGGTTTGTCGGAATTAAGTCTAGTCGCAAAGGTTGGAAAGCCCCACCTATACGGTCATCACCTATAGCGAACTCGTTAGGGTTCTCATAAACCCACCTGCCTTTTACATATCCGTAAGTTTTCTGCCACCACCTATTCTTATGATCCTCACCCTCTCCGTCTTCAAAAGTTATTGTCTTCTTTTGATATTTTGTCGTAGGGGATATTGCTATAGAATTAGCGTCTATTTTATCAGTCCAGTCTTTCTTCTCTGCTGTAACTGAGAGTATATCGTTATAAGGCTCTACATATATTACCGTCGGTGCATCGGGGTAGGTATAGAGCATTAGGTTAAACCGATTAAATATTTCGGTTAGGAAGTCGCCTACCTTTAGGTCAGGAAAGTTAGAGGAAGCGTCTACAAAAATCTCTGCTGTATTGTATTCTAACAGACTCCAAAACGAGTAGTGGTCGCCTACGGATTGTTTTATTGTTACCGTATTGCCTCCTATGCTATGTTCTAAAATTAAAGTAAGGGTGTCGCCTGCCTCTAGGTAGTCGCTAAAAATCTGTCCTCCCCAAACCTGCGTGTCTCCATACGTGAAGGATTGGTATTGAGTGCCTCCCGTAATAGGCTCGTTATCTGTAGCAGTCTCGTCATAGTTTTTATACACCTTTGTAATTAGCGTAAAATCACCTGTAAGTGGTGAAGCGTTAGAGGTAACTACAAACTGAAATTGGAAATAGTATGTAGCAGCTAATGGAGCTACAAATACCCCACTATTGAATAAACCATCTACGTCGTTATAGGGCGCAGGGCTTTCCTTTTCAAAAGGTATAAACGATCCTATTAAACTGCTGCTACTTTGCAATATATAGTCATCTTCTAAGCCTACTAATGAGCCGTAGGCAGGGCGACCTACAGTACGCTCATCTTCCGTAGCTAAAAACATATATAGATTGGCAACGTCGTTAGTAAAGAAGTCTGAGTTAATAGTAAACCCTGCTCTTTGTGCTATACGGTTTATAAGCCAATTAACCCTTATTGCAGGCTTAAAGCAATTAGCCGTAAGGTGCGCCATAGTTGTTGCGTATGACCCTTCGCCCATACCAAAGTTGGCATTAGCAGTACCCCAATGGTAAAAGCCTGTGTTTAACTCTTCGTTACCGTCACTAACGAATAACCCCCAATCTGACATAGGATATACTATAACGCCTGCACCTACATTGCCTGAAGTAATATCGTTAGAGGTGTCCCAGCTATCAGTTATATTTGCTGCTGTTAGGGCGTGGTCTAAATCTGTATCTATTCCTGCTTCAGAAATAAATAACTCTTCAAATGTTAAATCTTTAACCGTGTCAAAAAAGGAAGCTACCTCAGCTATTACGCTAACTTCATACTTGCTTAAAAAGGGAGTGACTTTATGTAGCTGTAGCACCCCAACCATAATAGGTACGCCTGAGTCAAATACTTGTACGTTAGTCTTTACCCCTACGTCAAAGGTTGCGCTCTCAAAGTTTACGTTGTAATACTCCCCAAAAAACTGATTGTTGTTGTCAGTCATAGGCATACTAAACCTAAGCGAGTGAGGCGAGCGTGAGTTAGAAATATCCGCAAGCTCCTGTATAGAGTAGTTAAACTCTACAGGCGTATGCTGTACGTCTAAATTCCATACTTGCGTGCCTGCTTGGTTTGACGCTTCAATACGGATCATCTGTTGTTTGGCTTTCTACGTGAAATAGCTACCGTTACCGAGTAGTTCCCAATCTTGTCGTTAACAGCAGTATTGTAGCTTACGCTCATATCTTGCACTACACACCTCACAAATTGCTCCCCTTTCTGAAGTGGAGCTGTCTGCTGTAAAGGGTTAGTATAGATATAAACTCTTGGGCTATTAGCTAAACTCATTATTAGGCTATTTAAGGCATCGGGGTTGTCCTCTCTAGTATTTAGAGCTATGGTCGTCGTAGTTTGGTTGCCTGCGCTAGTTGTACCGCCCTCCCAGGGCTGTTTGGTATATGTCTTGGTTGCATCTGCTGAAAACGCATTGCCTCCTAGACTATAGAAAGTTTCCCTTTTTACTTGCTGCGTTACTTTAGACGCACCGTCAAACAAAAGATTGTCTACCCCTCCTAGGTCGTTCCACCAACAAACGAAATACTCGCCCCTAAATTGTAAGTTTGGTGGAACGTCGTTATACCTAGTGTCACATAGTTTAGTAAACCTATAAATAGCACTCGCCTCGTTACCTGAAAGGGTGGTACTTGAAGCTGCCTGTACTTCGTAGTAAGCCCACGCTGAAGAGACGTTGCTAGGCTGAAGGTCGGTGTCTATTGTTTGCCTCTCTAAGTTAGCAGGAAAGCACCCGAAGTATAAAAGCGACTGCCCGTCCGTTAAACTAGCAGCAGGGACTTCACCTCCTTGTAACAAGGTGTTGGTAAAGTACCCTGTCTCTAGCGTTACGTTATTGCTCGACTTATACGTAACGTGAAAATAGTTGCAGTCGGTGCTACCTACGTCGTCACCATTTAAGAAAGCTAAAGCTCCAAATTGCCCTTCAATAACGTCTTGGTTGTAGTAGTTGTCACCTAAAGCCAGGGGAACGCAGCTTAAAAAGTTTCTTGTAGCGTTGTCTAAACCAAACACAGTAGCTATGTTGGACGCTGTTGTTGCTTCGTTTTCTCTCCTTAAACTGCCGTTTATTACCTTGAAAGACGTTTGGGTAGCTGCCCCCCACGTTTCAGTAGGTGCGGAGTCAGCGTCGGCAGCATACTCGTACCCAAAATCTACAAGTACCGTTTTGATAGCATCTTCATTAGTACCAAAAATTTTAGTTGTTGAAGCTACCCCATTTAATCCTGCTAGTCCTAACTGCCAGGGAAATTGGTCTTGCTTTACATAAGAAGCCACTATCTGCTCAATTAAAAATACCGCACAATCATTGTTGTTAGGCAGTTGCTTAAACGTCCCTACTACAACTCCGTCAATAGTTATCTTTAAGAGGTATCTATACTTCGGTTGGTTGTAGTTAGTGGAGTCCTTAACTAAGTAGTATATTTCGTCATACGCCCCTTGAACTCCTGTCCCTGAGCTTGCTTCTACTGTATATGCCATTTATATAGTTATTTCTATTGTGTAATTTCTGCTAAAGTTGTCTTCAAAAAACACCTCGTAATCTTCGTGTATTGCGTCTTCTAATTTCCCTTTGTATTTTTTGAATGTGCGCTCTAGTGAACCTGAGTAAAAGTAAGTTGGTGCTATCCCGTACTGAAAAACGGCTCTACTTATTAAATGAGTCATTTGGTCGTAAGACATAAACCTTCCCGACTTTGTGCTTTTCCATTGCTTAATGGGTTTGTTAGCTATCCACTCTCTTATACCATTGCGTAGCCCTCCCTTCTGTCCTGTACCCGAACCAAACTTAAAAGGCGAGTTTGGAGCTTTTAATTTACTAAAACTTCCTTGTACCCCCTGGTCTACAAATTCCCAGTAGGGAGCTTCAGGAGCGTTAAAGTCTAGTGTAATTTTATTAGTCCTTTTGTCTACGTACAAAGCACTAGCAAGACTATCAGACAAATTGCCTGTAGAGTTTTTACCGCTTTTAGCTAGAGAAATTCTAGCACGACGTAATACCTCCTTAGCGAATTTACCAAACGCCTTAGTTAGCGAAACCATATCTAAAGTAGCCGTCGTGTCTAATAGTGTTATGTCAAGTCTAATAAGGCGCAATACAGAGGTCTATTGCGTTAGGTACTCTTATCTCAAAAGACGTACTCCAACCTGTTAGCATATTATCAAACCGTGCCGTGAACGGATCACAAGCCAAAGGGGTTTCAAAGCCCCAGTGGTGCGTTACGTTATCTAGTACGGACTGACTATTCATACTTAAAACAAACTGAGCAATTACGTCCTGCATAATGAGTAGCGTTTCAGCGTACACTTGCGTTAGTAGGTCGCTTTGTTTTTCTATAACTAAGTCACCTACTATAACCTCGTAGGTAAAAACAGTCACGCCTCCGTCAATAGACGCTCCTGTGCATTGAGCGTAAAGCAAAGGAAATAGGTTTACGTCAATTTTGTCTATATCTAGTTCGTCCAAACTAAAAGTATAAAACTGCTTTAGCTGTTTATGATTGGTCACTATAGTTTGGAATACCTCGTTAATGTCTACTACCGTTTGCATTTACCTTTACGTTATTTTGTATGTTCAAGTCTTTTTCGTAGCACAAAAAGGTTAGTGCCTCTTCTATATATATAAGAGAAACGGATTCCATTTTAGTTACGTCCCCGTCTGCTAAAGCGTACATCACCCCGTACCACCCCCACTTATTGTGGACTTTGTTTTCAGAGCCTTCCTCGCTTGTCGTATTGAAGAGAGGCGAGAATCTATCGCTAATCTCCTTTCTATACGATAAAAAAAAACCATTGCACCTACTACTACGTCCATTGTCATATCGAGCATTTTCTCTTGTTTAGAAACGTGAGGCTCGTATGGTTCTATAGCGTAGCTGTCGTCACCTTTGCGTTTAGTTATTGGTCTATACCAAACGGCTAGTGCTTTTTCTAGGTTGTCAAATAGGTTATTAGTAGAATAAGTTTCAAGGTCTGCAAACTCACCTACTGATAGTTTAGTCCAATTAGGTATAAAACCATACTCTACGCCCTTGAGTTTTACCTTGTGCTGTAGGGGTAGCGTCATAGCTAAGGGGTTAGGCTCTTTAATAAGCCAGGTCAAGTCATTTATTATTTTGCTTACGTCTCCCCAATCTGCATAGTCTAAAACCTCACGCTCTAAATCACAAAGGGCAGCCACCGCTTTAAGGGCTGCTTCTTTTGGGTCGTCGTTATCGTTCCACATTTGCATCATACGTTTGTACTGGCGTACCGTTACGTCTGCATAGCTTTCGGGTATTGTTATTTTTGCTTGAGGCATCTATTATTGTATATAGTATTTTCCTGTTCGTCTAAGTATCTTATTAAGGCATACGTACCTAACTGCGTCTATAAGGTGGTTGTATGCGTCTACAGGTGTACTAAGCATCTTACCGTTTTTATCGGTCTTCCACTTGTAATTCCTAAATTCCTTTTGAGCGTTAAGGCTATCGTGTTTTATATGTAGCTTGTGTCTACGCATCGTGTCAATTCCGACTCTTATACTATCTGCGCCCTTTTTTGACGGTTTGACATTAAACCCTAATCTATGTATAGTCTCTATACTTTTAGGCTCTGCACTATCTGCTATTATCTCGTCGTGCCTCCCTACTCCATACTCAGTTAGTTTCTCTGCTATGTCGCTATTTGTTAAACCTCCTTGATATATCACCTCTTCAATGTATAGTCCGTTGTCACAAAGGTACACCTTAGCCAAAGCTGACGGATCATTACTGAACCCAAAATCCAAACCAAATGCTACGAGCTTTGCCTTCTCAGGTAGCTCGGTGTATATGCTAGTCTCAAATATGGTTTCCCTACTCTTACCCCTTATGCCCAATCCGTAAAC